ACGGCCGGACGGCACCCGCCGCTATCGCACGACCCTGCTGTTCGTGCCCAGGAAAAACGGCAAGACCGAGCTCTGCGCCGGCATCATTATCGCCTGTATGTTCCTTGACAACGAACCTGGCGCCCAACTTTTCTCCCTGGCGGCCGACGCGGACCAGGCGAACCTGGTCTTCGACACGGCCATGACGATGATCGAGGGTGATCCGGAGCTGGATTCGCGAACCGACATCTTCAAATCCTACCGCACGATCGAGCATCCGTCGAGCGGCAGCGTCTATCGCCGGCTGTCTGGCGACAAGAAAGGCAAGCACGGACTGAACCCGCACGTCTATTCCTTCGATGAATTGCACGAACAGCAGGACGAACACCTGAAGGAAGCGGTCGAATCCGCCCTGGGCGCCCGGCGCCAGCCCCTGGCACTGTACGCAACGACCTCGGATTTCGATGGTCCGTCGCCCTGCAACGAAGAAGTGGACTATGCCCGCGGCGTCCGCGACGGCGTGAACCCCGATCCGTACTACCTGCCGATCATTTACGAAGCGGCGCCGGACGATGACTGGAAAGATCCGGTGGTGTGGGCGAAGGCGAATCCGAACTATCCGGTGACGCCGAAGCATGAATTCCTCGAGCACCAGATAGCCCAGGCGGCCGCCCGGCCGTCAAAAGAGAACACGATCAAGCGGCTGTACCTCAACATCCGCACCGGGCAGAAGGACCGCTGGATCTCCATGGACCACTGGAACGCCTGTGGCGGCAAGATCGACAAGTCAGACCTGGTCGGCCAGCGCTGCTTTGCCGGCCTGGACCTGGCGAACACCGTTGATATCGCCGCGTTCGTGCTCTTTTTTCCCGACAACGCCAACGCCATCCTGCCGTTTTTCTGGATACCGAAGGAGCGCACCAAAGAAAAAACCAATGAATTCGCATATCGCAATTGGATTAAGGCTGGTTATATTGACGCGACAGATGGTGATGTGATCGATTACAAGGCGATCAGAAAGAAAATCAACGCTCTTTCAAAGCTGTACCGAATACAGGAAATCGGCTACGACCCCTGGAACGCCACGCAGATCAGTTTGCAACTAAGCGAGACAGACGGTCTGCCGATGATCGAATTCCGCCAGGGGTACGCCTCGATGAACGAACCCTGCAAGCGGCTCGAAATGCTGGCCGTTGACCAGTCGCTGCGCCACGGCGACAACCCGGTGCTCTCATGGATGGCTTCGAACGTAGCGATCCGCGAAGACCCGGCCGGCAACATCAAGATCGATAAGAAAAAGTCATCAGAGAAGGTTGACGGTATGGTCGCCCTGGCAATGGCAATCGGTCGCGCCCTGGTCAACGAGATCGAGAAAAAGAGCGTCTACGAAGATCACGGTATCCGGACCGTATGAACCTGACCGCTTTAATCCTGACCGCCCTGCCCCTGATACTCGCCCTGGGCCTGATCACCTGGGGCGCCTATCTGATGTACCCGCCGGCCGCGCCCCTGCTCGCCGGCCTGATCATCTATCGTGAACTCCGCGAAGCCCATAAGGAAAAATCTCCATGAGCATCTTTCGCGCCCTGTATGCCGCTTCCGGCAACGACCTGGACAATCTCAACAACCCACGGATCTGGACCACCGACGGTGGCCATAATCCGTATGCCCGTTCGTCGGCCGGCAAAAACGTGACGCCCACCTCGGCCATGGCGCTGAGTGCCTACTTCGCCGCGCAGCGCTGCATCGCCGAAGACATCGGCAAGCTGCCGCTGATCACCTACGAGCGCCGGCCGGAAGGCGAGCTCGGCAAAGACCGCCGGCCGGGCCACCCGGTTTTCAAGCTGCTTCGCCTGCAGCCGAACAACGAATACACCGCGATGTCATTCCGCGAGACCATGACACACCACGCCCTGGGATGGGGCAACGGCTACGCTGAGATCGTTCACAACGAACGCGGCGAGATCGCCGCCCTGTTCCTGATCCACCCGTCCCGCGTTGATGTCAAGCGGATCGAAGACCCCGCCGACAAGACGCGAAAGCTCGTTGTCTACGATGTCCGCGTTGATGACATGGGCCTGAGTTTCCAGACTGTCAGGTTCACGGCGGATAATATTCTCCACATCCATGGGCTCGGACCGGACGGGCTGTCCGGCTACTCCGTCCTGCAGTTCCACGCTGAGACCCTGGGCATCGGCCTGGCGTCACAGTCCTACTCGGCCACATTTTTCAAGAACGGTGTCAGCGCCACCGGCGTCCTGCAGCATCCGGAAGCTCTGGGCGATATCGCCTATGACCGGCTCCGCAAGTCCATGAAAGAGCGCCACACCGGCGACAATGCCCACAGCCCGATGATCCTTGAAGAAGGCATGACCTGGGCGACCACCGGCATCGCGCCCCAGGATGCACAACTCCTGCAGAGCCGCAAGTTCACGGTCGAGGACATTGCCAGGTGGTTCCGGATTCCGCCTCACAAGATCCAGCACCTGGACAACGCCACCTTTTCGAACATCGAATCACAGGCACGGGAATACGTCGATGACACGCTCACTCCCTGGCTGACCAGGTGGGAGCAAGAGATCAAGATCAAGTTGTTCGACCCTGACACCGAAGAACCGTTCTTTGCCGAGCACTTGCTGACGGCGCTGCTCCGCGGCGACACCACCGCCCGCGCCAACTTCTACCGGACGCTGTTCACCCTGGGCAGCATCCAGCCCGATGAGATCCGGAACCTTGAGAACATGAACCCGCTTGACACCGACGCTTCGCGCCAGACCTACATGCAGACGGCGATGGCGACCATTGACGATGTCGCGTCCGGCGATGCCCGCGCCGGCAAGGACGAAGCCGGCGCCCAGGCGGCGCCCGTCGGCCTGGACACTACGTCCGACCGTGCCGAAGCAATGCGTGGACTGGTGGTCGAGGCGTGCGGCCGAGTGCTTCGCCGGGAAGTCCTAGCGCTGACGCAACACCGGCGGAAGGCGGCCGGCAACGCTGATTCCTTCCGTGACAGTATGTCCCGGTTTTGGGAGAACACGCAGAGCACGATGCTGCAGGCGCTGTCGCCGGTCTGCAACCACATCCTCGGCCGCAACATCGACGAAGAACTGGACACCTTCGTACAGAACCACATCGTCCTGACGCAGAAGACCACGCAGTCACACTTCGCCGCCGGCACTGCCCTGGCGCCGGAAATGACGGCAGAAGACCTGGCCGACCAGGTCATATCATTCCTGATGATCATCAACAGCTAAGGAGCTCAACATGAAGTCACCGATCCATAACCCGCACTGCTTTGCAAGCCACCTCGGTCTCTGGCTGATCGACGTCGAATTCATCCAGCAGGCGCTGACCATCATCCAGTCCGGTATCCAGACGGTCTGGAGCGACGATGGCCCGCACTCGCCGAAGACGGTTCTGCCGTTTTTCGGTGCCGACATGACCAATGCCGGCTTCGCTCGGACCGGCGACGGCGTGGCGATCGTCCCGATCAACGGCCCGATGATGAAGGCTGAAAGCAAGTACGGCGGCACCTCCACCGTCGGCGCCCGGCGTGCGATCCGCGCCGCGGTCAGAGATCCCGAGATCAGCAGCATCCTGCTCCACGTCGATTCGCCCGGCGGCCATGTTGCCGGCACGGCAGAGCTCGCCGACGAAGTGACCCTGGCAAAGGTCACGCTGCCTGTCCACGCTCACATCGATGACCAGGGAGCATCGGCCGCCTATTGGGTCGCGTCCCAGGCTGACGTTGTCAGCGCCAACCGCATGGCCCAGGTGGGCAGCATCGGCGTCTTCGCCGTTGTCGCCGACACCTCCGCGGCACTCGAAGCCCAGGGCGTCAAGGTCCACGTCATCAGCACGGGCGAGCAGAAAGGCGCCATGGTCCCAGGGACCGAGATCACGCCTGAACAACTCGAACTGGCCCAGGAGAAGGTGAACGAGATCAACCAGCATTTCACGTCGGCGGTGAAGGAATCCCGGTCGAAGCTCGACCTGTCGGCCGTATCAGACGGCCAGACGTTCATCGCGAAAGAGGCTCGCAAGCTCGGCCTGATCGACAAGATCCAGTCGTTCGAGCAGTCCCTGGACATCGTGGCGGCCGCCGGCAGCAAGCGCAACGGCCGGAAGAAAAACAACCATCATCCGAAGCATCACGGCGCCGCCCTCTCGAATCGCGAGAAGGCTCAGACGCTGCTCGATCTCGCGGAAAATTCGTAAGATCGACTTGACAGACGTAATTTGCCGATTATTTTTTCGGCATCAAGCTGGCGAGTGCTCATGTGGCGCACAGCCGCCCGTTCATGGGCATTTCGCCAATAGCTTACCTTCAGGCTTAGTCCTGGCTGACAGATTGTATCAAGGTCTCCAAGTAGGCTCGCAAGGCGCATGTCGCCCGGCGGGCCTTTTATATTTTAATCCTCCCCTCAAAAGGACAATCCAATGTTGAAGCAACTCAGAGCAAAACGCGCCAAGCTGCTCGATGCCGCCCACGCGATGCAGGCATCAGCCACGGCAGAAGACCGCGAGCTCACCGATGACGAATTCGCCGAGATCCGCGATGCCGTTGCCGAAGCCGAAGAACTGCAGACGCAGATCGCAGCGCTCGAAGCCCGCGCCACCGTCCTGACCTCCCTGGACGCAGCGCACGCCTCCCTGGACCGGCCCCCGGCCGCCCGCAGCATCCCGGCCGTCACCCCGGCCGCAGCCTCAGAAGCGCATGTCACCAGTGTCGTTCCCGCGATCGAGACCGATCCGATGCGCGGTTTCGCCGATCCGACGGCGTTCCTGTCCGCAGTGATGGACTTCTCTCGCGAGCGGTCTGCCGGCGGCAGCGGCGATGTCACGATCGCTGCGAACCCCGGTCTCGCACTCCTGGCCGCGGCCGGCAGTGATGAGCAGAGCACGTTCAGCGACCCGCACGGTGGTTTCCTGGTCCCAACGACCATGAGCCCCGACATCATGTCCACGCCGTCGGAAGCAGATCCCACCGCCGGCCGGACCACTGCAGTCCCGATGGCCACGCCGAAGGTCAGCATCAACGCTCGCGTTGACAAGGACCACTCGACCAGCGTATCCGGCGGCCTGACGGTCAAGCGCCGGGCGGAATCGGCGGACTTCGCAGCCAGCCGCATGACGTTCGAGCAGGTGAACCTGATCGCTCAGAACCTCACCGGCATGGCGTTCGCCACGGAAGAACTGCTGACGGACAGTCCGCAGTCCTTCGCCGCGATCCTGGCCAATGGCTTCGAGGATGAGTTTGCCTCGCACCGCCTGCAGGAGAAAATCGACGGCAACGGCGTCGGCGAGCCGGAAGGCATCAACACCAGCCCGGCGCTGGTCACGGTCGCGAAGGAAGCTGGCCAGGCCGCGACAACGCTGGTCTACGAGAACATCATCAATATGCGGGCTCGCGTGTGGGGCTATAACAACGCGATCTGGCTCGCGAACCACGACACGCTGCCGCAGTTGATGCTCATGAACCAGAGCGTCGGCACGGCCGGTGGCCAGGTCGTCTGGCAGCCGAGCGCCCGCGAAGACCATCCGGACACCCTCCTGGGGCGCCCGCTGTTCTTCACCGAGTACATGCAGACCCTCGGCACGGCCGGTGACATCCACTGC